CGGTTGACTTCGATCAGGGCGTTGACGGTGGCGACCTCGAGGCGGGCATCGGTCACGCTGCCGTCCAGGCGCAGGGCAGCGCGCAGGTGGGCGCCGTCCAGGTCGGGGAACCAGCCGTCGTTGCTGATGGGGAACGGGTCGGCGGTTGCGGTGGCGTTGGTGGCGATGAAGGCGCTCATGGTCGCGGCTCGAATGGGTCGGCGGTGGTCGGGGCTTCACAGCTGGGCCAAGGAGAAAACCTGCTGATCAGCCCCGAGCCGCCGGGGTGCGTGGGGACGCTCAGTTAGCGGATGGCGCGCCGGTGTCGGTTCCGGCCTCGGTGCCCTCTTCGCTCGACTGGCTTTCATCCTGCTCGGACGGTTGCTGGTCGTTCGCTGGGGGCTCGCCGTTGCCGGTTTCGGCTGGCTTGCTGTCCGCGTGTTTCTTCAGGAGGCGCTGCACGCGCTCCAGATCCTTTTTGCCGCCGCAGCTGCCGTGCAGCTCGATGGCGCGGGCGATGTTGGTGCGCGCGGTTTCGAGCTGGCCGGCATCGGTGCCGGTCAGGTTGTCCTCGGGCAGGTCGGCGACCAGGGCGCGACCGATGGCCAGGTGCAGCTTGGCGCGGGCCTCGTCGGGCATGTCCTGCTCGCGGGTGAGCTGCTCGGCCTCGATCAGCACTTGGGTGTCGAAGCGCCCGCCGGCCTTTTGCGACTTGAGGGCGGCCTCGGCCACCTCCTCGGCGAGCAGGCAGCCGGTGCTGCGCTGGAAGCGGTCCGGCATGGTCATGTTGTGCTCGAGCACGTAACGCCCAATGGCCAAGGCGCCGAAGTAGTCGGCGGCGTCCAGGCGCCAGAGCATGACGGTGGTGAGCACGTCGTCCTGGGCGCCGCGCCCGGCTGCCAGCACGCCGTCCACGTAGGGGGCATAGGCCGGCAGCAGCTGCGCCTTGAGCGCGACCTTGCCCTCGGTGGACTGGATCTGGCTCAGGCGCAGGCGGTCCTGATGCAGCTGGGCGAGTTGCAGTTCGTAGGTGGTGGCGCCGGCCATGGTTTGCGCCGGCGCGGTGGCGGCCGCCTCCAGGGCGGCACGCTTACGCAGCTGGGTACGCTGGGCGAGGGTCAGAGCCATGGGTTATGCCTCAGTCGGTGCCGGGTAGGTCATGGCCTCGATGTTCTCGACCAGGGCAATGGCGCCGAAGTCTTCGACGATGTAGGCATCGTTGCTGGACTGGTAATCGGCGATGCGGTCGTACTCGGGCTCATCCTTCAGGTGACGGCGGCGAGCACCTTCCTGCCAGTAGATGGACAGGTTTTTGAGGAAGGTGACCAGCACGGTGCCCTCGGGGAAGAACGGCGCATCGACCACCGGCAGACCGCCGAGGCGCGCGCGGCTAACAACTTCCTGAGCGGCGTTCTCTTCCTGGTTGGAAGCGGCGCCCTTCTCCACGGCCTTGAGCAGTTTCTCGTGCATCAGGTCACGGCTGACGAGCACGACCAGGTCCGGACGGGAGCGGTGCCACGGATCGAGTGTCTGGATTGCATCGAATACCAGGCCGTCGAGGGTCTGGTAGTCGCCGCTGATCTCGGTGTCCACGCCGGCCACCTTGATGACCTTGGTGGCGCCAACGGTGACCTTGCCCGAACCCTCGACGCCTTCGTCGATTACGCGGTCCTGCGCTTTGGTGCGGATCTTCTGCAGCCAGCCGATGTTGACGTCCTGCAGCATCGGGTTGGCGGTGCGGTCGGTAGCGGCCGCGGCGCTGACGCCGTTGAAGCCGACCATGATCCGGTCCAGCGCCTGGCGTTGGATGATGGCGTTGGTCAGGCGCACCTGAAAGTCGGGGAATTTGGCCCAGGCATCCAGCAGCGAGTACGGGAACGCGCTGTCGTAGTTGGTCTGGACGCAGTTGTAGCTGTCCTTGGTCAGCGCCTGACGCTGCGCCGGGGTGCGGCGGTTGCCGCCGGCGGTATCGGTACGCCCGGCGATGGGGCCATTCACGCCCAGCAGCAGCGCCTCGCCGCTTTGCTCCATGACGCCGATCAGGTTGATCCGGCCGAGGAAGTCGGTGGATTCCTGCATGGCGGTTTCCAGCGTCTGCTGGACCGATGGGGTGACGCTGAATTTCTCGGTGGCGCTGGCCACGCCGTTGAGCAGAGCGATCTGCGCAGCCAGGGCGGTGAATACGAGGCGGGTTTCGTTACGCATGTTGTTTCTCCGGGGCGATGGGTGTGAGCGGGCTCAGAACTGGGTCTTGATCTGGCCGTTGCCGCCCGCTACCGCCGGGCGCTGCTGTTGGTTGTGGTCGTGGGTGTTGCCGAGACGCTTGAGCAGGTCGGCGAACTGGGTGGCGAGCTGATCGTGGGCGGTCTGCAGATCCGCGCGGGCCTTGGACTCAGCGGCAAACGCCTTGCCCTGCTCGGCCACGTGGTCGGCGATGGCTTCAACGGACTGGCCCAGTTCAGCGAACAGAGCCGAGTCCTTACCTTCCTTCTCCTTGAATTTTCCAAGGGCGGCGGCCACGCGGGAGAACAGGCTGGCGGTCTTGTCGTCCGGTTGATCGGTGACTTCTTCGAACTCCAGCTCGGCCGGCTCGGCGGCGGTGAACAGGTTGTCCTTGTCCTGCTTGCGGCTGGTCAGGGTGCCGTGCTTGGCGCTGAATTCCAGCGCCTCGGTGCCCAGGCTCGCCGGGCTGTCGGTGACCGCCAGGCCGACCAGGTAGGCCTTGCCGGTGTTGGCGAACTTGGGCTGGATTTCCATGGAGGTGTAGATCTTCTGCCCCTTCTTGTTCAGGGCCAGCAGCGCGTCGTTGGGCTGGATCTGCGCGAGCAGGGCGAGCTTCTTCTCGCCGTTGATCTCGACCTCTTCGGTTTTCAGGGCGAGGACATCGCCGTAGGCGCCGAACTGCGAGTCGGGGGACAGGCCCTTGATGTGCTCGACGTTGATGCGCGCGCCGTAGGTGTCGCGGTTGTAGCTGGCGGCCATTTCTTCAAGCCAGCTGCGTTCGATGGTGCGACCGTCAGTGGTCGCGCCTTCGACGCCGATGCGGAACATCTTGGAGCGGTACTTTTTGCTGTTGCCGGCCATGCGGGCTGTCCTCAACTGGTGGCTGCTGGGCAGGTAGTGAGGGCATGGTCGGCAGCCCGTGCGGCGCGGGCAATTCGCGCGCCCTGTACTGGCCGGACGTACAGGGCGCCGGAGTAACGACTCGCGCGCGCGAGCGGCAGCATCGGCGCCATGAATGCACCGACCGTTGAAATTCCCGTCCAGGATCCACGCCGCACCGCTCGCCATCTGTACTGGATGGGCTGGCGGGTGACGGATATCGCCGACTTCCTGGAAGAGAAGGAAAAGACCGTCCACTCGTGGAAAACCCGGGACGAGTGGGACCGGGCGGACAATGTCGAGCGGATCGGTGGCGCGCTGGAGGCTCGGCTCGTGCAACTGATCCTCAAGGACGGCAAGACCGGCGGCGACTTCAAGGAAATCGACCTGCTGCACCGCCAGCTGGAGCGGCAGGCGCGAATCCAGCGCTTCCAGGCCGGTGGTACCCAGGCGGAGCTCAATCCGAACCTGGACAAGCGCAACGCGGGGCCGAAGAAGCCGCCCAAGCGCAACGAGTTCGACGAGGGTGAGATCGAACTGCTGGAGGAGGCCTTCCGCGACAGTTGCTTCGAGTACCAGCTGGACTGGTACCGGGCTATCAACATGCGCACGCGGATGATCCTGAAGTCACGCCAGATCGGCGCGACCTTCTACTTCGCCCGCGAGGCACTGATCGACGCGCTGCTGACGGGGCGCAATCAGATCTTCCTTTCGGCGAGCAAGGCGCAGGCGCACCAGTTCAAGAACTACATGCAGGCGTTCGTCCAGGAGGCGCTGGGCCGGCAGCTGACGGGCGACCCGATCGTGCTGGCCAATGGCGCCGAGCTTCACTTCCTCGGCACGAACTACCGCACCGCCCAGGGGCGGTCGGGCAATTTCTACTTCGACGAATTCTTCTGGGTGCATGGCTTCGACGAGCTGAACAAGGTGGCGTCGGGCATGGCGCTGCACAAGAAGTGGCGTAAGACGTACTTCTCGACGCCGTCGAGCATGGGGCACCCGGCGTACAAGTGGTGGACAGGCGAGCGGCTGAACAAGGGCAAGCCGGCGGCGCAGCACGTAAAAATCGACCTGCGCCACGATACGTTGGCCCCGGGCAAGCTGTGCCGGGAGGACAAGATTTGGCGGCAGATCGTGACCATTCTCGATGCCGAGCGACGCGGCTGCGATCTGTTCGACCTGGACGAGTTGCGCTTCGAGTACAACGCGGAGCAGTTCGCCAACCTGCTGATGTGCGAGTTCGTCGACGACGGGGCGAGCATTTTCCCGCTGACGATGCTGCAGCCGTGCATGGTGGACAGCTGGGTGGAATGGGGCGAGGACTACAAGCCGTTCGCGGCACGCCCGCTGGGCGACCGGCCGGTGTGGATCGGCTACGACCCGGCCGAGACGGGCGACAGCGCGGGCATGGTGGTGGTCGCGCCGCCGGCGGTGCCGGGTGGCAAGTTCCGCATCCTGGAGCGCCACCAGTTCCGCGGGATGGATTTCGCCGCCCAGGCCGAGGCGATCCGCCAGGCCTGCAACCGCTACTGGGTAACCTATATCGGCGTGGACGTGACCGGGCTGGGCTCGGGCGTGGCGCAGCTGGTCCGCCAGTTCTTCCCCAACGTGACCACCTTCAGCTACTCGCCGGAGGTGAAGACGCGCCTGGTGCTCAAGGCCTATGACGTGATCCGCAATGGCCGGCTGGAATTCGATGCCGGCTGGACGGACGTGGCCAGCTCGCTGATGGCGATTCGCAAGACGATCACGGCCTCGGGCCGCCAGATGACCTACACCGCCGGGCGCAACGACGAGACCGGCCACGCCGACCTGGCGTGGGCGCTGTTCCACGCCCTGCACAACGAACCGCTCGAGGGGCAGACCTCGGCGAACACTGGATTCATGGAGATCTGCTGATGAGCGAACTGACCACCGCCCCCGCCGCTGGCGTGGAGGCCTTCACCTTCGGCGATCCGCTGCCGGTGCTCGATGGGCGCGAGCTGCTCGACTACCTGGAATGCTGGCTGAACGGGCGCTGGTACGAGCCGCCGCTGTCGCTGGATGGGTTGGCGAAGTCGACCCGGGCGAGCGTGTACCTGCAGAGCGGGCTGAACTTTAAACGCAACATGCTGGAGCGCATGTTCATCCCACATCGCCTGCTGAGCCGGCAGGCGTTCGGCCAGTTAGCTCTGGACTGGCTCTGGTGCGGCAATGCCTACCTGGAGCGGCGGCGGAACATGCTCGGCCAGCCGCTAGCCCTACAGCCTGCGCTGGCCAAGTACATGCGCCGCGGGGCTGATCTGGAGACGTACTACCAGGTGCGTGGGTGGAAGGATGAGCATGAGTTCGAGCGCGGCAGCATCTGCCACCTGCGCGAGGCCGATATCAACCAGGAGGTGTACGGGCTGCCGGAGTGGCTTTCGGCGCTGCAGTCGGCGCTGCTGAACGAGTCGGCCACCCTCTTCCGTCGCAAGTATTACCAGAACGGCTCGCACGCCGGGTTCATCCTCTACATGACCGACTCGACGCAGAACGAGCAGGACGTCGACGCCCTGCGCAAGGCCCTGCGCGACAGCAAGGGGCCGGGCAACTTCCGCAACTTGTTCATGTACGCGCCGGGCGGCAAGAAGGACGGGCTGCAACTGATCCCGGTGAGCGAGATCGCGGCCAAGGATGAATTCGGCTCGATCAAGAACATCAGCCGCGACGATCAGCTCGCCGCGCTGCGCATTCCCCCTCAGCTGATGGGCATCGTACCGACCAACGCTGGCGGGTTCGGCTCCCTGCGTGAGGCGGCGGAGGTGTGGGCCGGCAACGAGCTGGAGCCGATCCAGGCGCGGCTGGCTCATGTGAACGAGTGGCTGGGCGAAGAGGTGATCCGGTTCAAGCCGTTTGAGTTGCCGGCGAAGAACTGAGCCGGAGCCGTAACGAATAAAGCCGCCATTGAGGCGGCTTTTTTGTGCCTGGCCGCCCTGAAAAGAGCTGTTTGCTAGCTAGCAAAACCCCATCTAAACATAGCATAAACAGGGTTTCGAGTCCATCGATAAAGCGGCTGCGCGCCAGTATTCATGCGGGTTTCAGCTCATGCGAGGTGAGCGGGAGCGTAGCCGGAAAGCTCGGGCGAGTAGTTGCACTTCTCGCAGCGGTGCATGCCGTTCGTGCAGATGCATAGTCTGTGTCGCCCGCAGTTCGAGCAGCCCGTCTCCCCGTTGTCGTACTCGCCCAGAGACCACTCCAGGATCTCGCGCTCCTCTTGCTCGTCGATCGTTTCCACGCTACCGCCTCCCCATGCTTCAACCAATCATAGCGCAGCCCCATAGACAGGGCCGGCAGGTCCGGCAGGGCAAATCCGCACCCGGCGCGCGCCGTCGTCCCCCCACCACGCCTGCGGGCTAAACCTATGGCATTTTCCGCACCCCTGCGGGATGGCCGAGAGCGGCCCAGGCTGCGCGCTGGAGAGGCGTTTTCGGTGACCGGCACCCCTGCGAAACCCTGCACAGGAGACCTCTTTCTGGAGCGCCTGCGGAGCTACCCGAGCCAACCGATTTCAGAGGCGAATTCGGAAATTGGTAATTTTGGTCAGGCCCTTCCGAAATGCGGCTAGAGGCCCCGTATTTGCTGGGCTCGTCCGCTTACCTTCAAAGGTAATTTCGGGTAAGGCAAAAGGTAATTTTTCTGTAAGTGCTTGATTTTAAAGGGCTTGAGTTTTTTGGAACATGACCATCTGATTAGGTAAGTTGCTTACCTCTGAATTACCAAAAAATTACCTTTAAGAACCGATCCTAAGTTACTGACAGACAAGGCTTTCAGGCGCTCCGCAAAAGGAAATTACCACAATTACCCGTTTTCGATGGGTCAAGATAAAACGCGGCAAATCGCGCGGGAGGGAGGATCTCAGTGCCGCACACTGGTTTCGCTGGGAACACGCTGGGAACGATCACACCCACATTCGCGCTACCTCAGATACGCGAAAGCCACGGAATCCGGGGCTTTCAGCGCTTCAAATGGTGCGGACGGAGAGACTCGAACTCTCACGGGAGCGCGCCCAAGGTACTGATTTTACTGGCCTTCACCCTCACCGCTTGCCCGTCTGGGTTCATTTTGGGAACACGGCATCGCCGGAAGCCGCCGCGCAGGCATGAAAAAGGCGGCTCGCAGGCCGCCTTGGGTGGTTTCGCTGGGATCAGAGCTTGAGCGCGTGCTCGAGGATGCCGACCATGTCCGGCCCGTCGTCGTTGATCCACTTGCCGTAGTGCTTGCGGATCATGTCGGTGGACGTGTGCCCCATCTGGTCGGCGATCCACTCCAGCGGCACCGCGCCGGTGGTGAGCAGCTGGCTGGCGAACGTGTGGCGGCAGTTGTTCGGCCCGCGGAAGCGCACCCCGGCCGCTTTCAGGTGAGGCCGCCAGAAGCCCTTGAGCAGCATGTCCGAACTGGTGTGCGCCGCGCCGGTGCTGGAGTTGTGGAACACGAAGCGCAGCTTGCGCACGCGCACCGTCTTGTTGTCCCGCTCGGTGACGTCCACCAGTACCGGCTCCAGATCGCGGGTCAACTCCGCCTGCGCCTGCAACGCCTCGCGCGCCGGCCGCAGCAGCTTCACCTCGCGCACCGAGCGCCGCGTCTTCGTCACCTTGTAGTGGCCGCGCACCTGGGAACGCTGGAAGCGAACGATGCCCTTGTCCAGGTCGACCACATCCTCCCAGGCCAGCGAGATCGCCTCCGACACGCGCGGCCCCGCCCAAATCATGAACTGCGCCAGGTTGCGCTCCTGCTCGCGCGCGGTCTCCGTCGAGAGGATGGCCTCGATCTCCTTGCGGTCGAACGGATCCGGATCGTCCCGATCGGGCACCCGCACCCGCAGCCCCTCGGTGGGGTCATGCGCCATCCGGTTGCGCATCCGGTACAGCCGGAAGATCTGCCGCACCAGGGCGATGATCTCGTTGACCGTTTTGTTGTGCAGCTTCGGCATCAGCTCTGCCTGGACCCACTCCTGCAGGTCCAGGTGGTCGATCTGGTCGGCCTGCCGCGCCCCCCACTTCGGGCGGATGTGCAGCTCCGCCCTGCCCTCGTAAACCCTGAATCCGGACGGCGCCACCTCGTTGCGTTTGATGTTCAGCCAGAGGTCGATGAAATGGCCGAACGTGTTCGTCCTCACTTTCACGGAATGGGGGAAGTGCCGGGCATAGCTGAACGTGCCGTGTTTAATCTCGTGCCGGATCAGCCCGGCCAGCCGGCTGGCCTGCTCGATGTTCGCCGGCGAGGCATCCCCTGGGAACGGCTCACGGCACAGCTCGCCCTGGTA